TAAAAATTAAAAGAGCAACTGATAACACCATCAGGCTATTTAATAACTACGGAAAGCAAATTAAGATTTGCAACTCAGCCAATAGCACGGATGAAGACTTCACAATCCTTACCAAGATTAAAGAAGACTGGCACTTAGCAAGTCTTGAAGCCACAAGATACGAAACACTATTAACTAGCTTTTATAACAAGAAAAATGATGTACATAATTGATGACGCAAAGAAGCACCAAGCACTACTAGATTACGTTGAATCGGACTTAATCGACAGAGTATACGAAGCTAACTGCCCTACTGCAATAGAAGCACTAAAGAAAATCAAAGCGGTTGTGTTACATCCAGAACTAGCAGACAAAATAGATGCTGCTTGGACTATAAGGCAGAACGAAATAAACCATTTAAACTATTTAGATAAACTTGGTTCAACTTATTTCTAAATAATTATTGCACAATTAAATTAATTAACTATATTTGCACACACTATTAACAACAACATGAGCAACACAACACCAATGCAAGAACTATTGCATTACATCCAAAATTCAACTGCGCTCACATTCTTACCCGAGCAACTATCCTCAGTAATTGAGAAAAAGTATTTACCACTAGAAAAATCAACTATTGCCAATGCGTTTGATGCTGGCGAATCTAACATTTGGAACTCAAAACGTGATGAAGGTTTTGATTTTGAAGGAGGTGCAGATTATTACAAACAAACTTTTACTAACAACAATGACTAACACAGAATCAATCAAAGCCGTTTTAATCAAGCAGATTATTGATAGCGGCAGTAACATCCCACTAGGCACTTTAACAGGTAACATTAACCTGCTTATCAAATCGGCTGAGTTGGATGGGTTTACGCAAGCTAAAGAAATTATGTTTCCATCTATTACTGACCATCCAAATACTATTTAAAATGGAAACTAAAACACACTTTAAAAAGCTACTTAATCCAATGTATTTAGGTAGCCATGACCTTGAGGCTGGCAAAGAGTACAAAGTAACCATTGAACGCATCCAACAAGATGTAGAAGTAATTGGCGATGGCGGCAAGAAACAAAAGAAAGCTATTTGCCACTTTAAGGCAGCATCTAAACCAATGATTTTAAACGCTACCAATATGAAAATGATTAGCGTAGTAACAGGCTCAAAGTTTATTGAGGATTGGATAGGAAAATCAGTCTTTATATCAATTAAACAAGAAAGAGCATTTGGCGAGTCTATGGATGTAGTACGAGTATTAAACAAGCAAGCATAATGGACAACTTAATATTTAGGTGCCATTCATTAGGGGATTTAATGGGTGCAAAGGGATTAGGCTTGACTGGCGAAAAGCGAGCAATACATTCCTACATTGAAATGTTCGAAAACAGAACAAGTGAGATAAAGTCAAAATATTTAGAAAAGGGCATTTTTAACGAATCTGAGGCAATTACTTTAGTTAATGATGTATTGCAGTCTAACTTTACAAAGAACGAAGTAAGGATGGCTAATGACCTTATTACGGGTGAATGCGATATTGAAGACTCAAACGAAATTGTGGATGTAAAATGCAGTTGGGATAGATTTACGTTTTTAGACTCGTTTTCTGGTGGCGGCAAGAATTACGAATGGCAACTTAGAGGTTATATGCAACTATACGAAAAACCAAAAGCCAGTGTAATTTATTGTTTAACCGACAAACCCGACCACATGATGAAAAAAGAATTGGAACGTGCAGCAGATAAATATAATGGTGATTTGCCTGACACAATTATGATTCAAATGGTAATAAATTCTTTTTTTGATAGGGATAATTTTAACCTATTTTTACAAGAGATACCAATAGACCTAAAAGACAGTTACGTTCAAAGGGCGATTGATAACTTTGTTCACATACCTAAAGAAAACCGAATTAAACGCTTTCAGTTTGATTATTCTGAGGCTACTAATGCAAAGATAGGCGAGCGAGTAAATGATGCTAGAAACTATTTAAAAACCATCTTCAATGAAAGTTAAACCATTTAAACCTTTAGGCAATAAAGTAAAGAAGCCTAAAATAAAACTAAACAAATCACAAAAATTAGACAAATTAATTAAATCACTTTTTATCAAATAAATTATGGAAATCCAAGGCGTATTAAAACAGATTCTACCATTAGAATCAAACGAAACAAAGTCAGGAAAGGCTTGGCAAAAGCAAACGATTATCGTAGAAACCCAAGAAACTTATCCAAAGTTAATTGCAGTTGAGGTAAGCGAGAAAGCAATAAGCAGGCTGCAAGACTATCAAATAGGTCAAACTATAACCTGCTCGATTAACATCGAATCTAGGGAGTATAATGGCAGGTGGTTTACATCGGTAAAGGCGTGGAAAATCTAAATTAACAAGGCGGTAGGCGGGAAACTGCTTACTGCCATTAACAACTAACACAATGACAAAAGTAATAATAATAGGAGAGCAACTCGAAAAGAAAGAATTAAAACCGATTAAGTTTGTATACTTCTTTTCAATTCAACATGGTGCTGAGGAAACGGAAATAAAACCTAAAAGCTACGAAAACATAGAATTGATTTGTAAAGATTTTGCAGCCTTTGGTTTTGATTTAATGTATGCCTACTTTAATGATAGAAACGCTGGCTCTTTATATCTAGGACACTTTAATGACGGCATTGTATGAACCAAAAACTAATTAACGAATACATCCAATGGAGCAAAGAAACCTTTGGCGATGAAAGATGGCTAGACGTATTATCCAAACTGCGACACGAAGAAGTTTGGGAGTTTAGAAAGGCAGTAGTCTTAGACGGCAGAACTGAGCAAGCGGATGAACTAGCAGACTGCTTCTTTCTAATGTTTAAAATGGCTCATTTAACAGGCTTTAACCTAGAAGACATTGAGGCAGCGATGGCAAAGAAATTAATTGAATTAAATACTAGAACTTATATTGAAGGCAAACGAATTAAATGACACTATTAATAAGCAAACCAAACTTTTACGTCAGAGTACACGGAGTTAACAAACACAAGATTACACTTGACGGCATCATTTGGGCAGTCACTAAAGTAAGCGGTTACTCAGAAAAGGAACTAACATCTAAGACACAAAAAAGAGAGATAATGTGGTGGCGGCATTGCATAGCTTACTTAGCCTGCAAGCATACTTATGCTAGTCTACAATCAATCGGTTTAAGATTAGGAGGGCGTGACCACACTACTGTAATGAACGCTCGCAAAAAGATTCAGAATTATCTTGACTACAAGGATGCACTATTTGTGGAACGGATTAAAAAAATAGAAACGCTATTATGACAGACCGAGAATTATCGCAAAACTTATTGATGGCTTACATGACCTTGAACGCAGCTAATCAAGCACTAAAAACAATATACGCATTCAAGGATAGGATTGACAATAAAGAGTTTATTACTTTGGTAAAAGACACAAAGCCAAAGATTAGCCATTTCTGCAATACTATTGAAAGAACCTTATTAGCTTCTCCTCAATTTAAAACCAAAGATTGGCATGAGTTAGAAGAAAACTGTTGGGTTATATTAGATAATTTGGATGAGGAATTAAAGAAACTATGAAAAAGTGTAAATCCTGCGGCAAACAATTTGAACCTAGCAATACGATCCAAGCGGTCTGCGGATTGAAGTGTGCATTAAAAGTAAGTGCAGCCAAGACTAAACAGAAAGCGACTGAAAAGAAGCAGCTAAATCTTAAGCTAAAAGAATCACTCAAGACTTTAGGCGAGTTTAAAAAGGACTTGCAAATAGAAGTAAACAAGATTGTCAGGCTTATTGACGAGAAGTGTAATTGCATTAGCTGCGATATTAACTATGGTCACTTTCAGGCAGGTCACTACCGAAGTGTGGGCGGATGGGATAACCTACGATTTAACTTGCATAACAACTTTAGGCAATGCGCTCAATGTAATAACCCAAAGTCAGGCAACCTAGTTTATTATCGAGAAGGAGTAGTAAAAACCTTTGGAGATTCACAAATGGCTTTTATGGATGATTTAAACGTAATCTATCCAAGTGTTAAGCTAAACAAAGATGAACTCGCAGAACGCACGAAAATAGCCAAGAAAGCAGTAAAAGAATTAATTGAGTTGAATAGGGCGGCTAAGTTGCCTAGAAGTGCGGATGATAGAATAGAATTGAGAAAAAAATATAATACTTTGTTAAATATTTATAATTAGTTATATTTGTAAAAGGTTTCGCAGCCTAAAATCAGTAAAATGAAGAAATTTAAAATAAATCCGTTAAGTAGTTGGTTGGGCTGTACTGATGCCCTTGCGAATCCGACGAACAACGGATTTTTTTATTTATGAGCGGTTGGATTAAAATACATAGGCAACTAAAAGATAAGGCCTACTACAAAGATTCTGAATTTATCCATTTATGGCTGCATCTACTTTTATGCGCTAATCATGCCAATGGAGAATATCTAAATGGATATGAAATTATTAAGCTAAAAAAAGGTCAATTTGTTACTGGTAGAAAAAAGTTAAGTTTTGAAACTGGCATATCAGAATCAAAAATTGAACGTATTTTAAAAGTGTTTGAAAGCGAACAACAAATTGAACAACAAACAAACAGCCGAAACCGAGTAATATCAATACTTTCATGGGATAAGTATCAGCAAACTGAACAACAAACAGACAGCAAACGAACAACAACTGAACAGCAAGTGGACACAAACAATAATGATAATAATAATAAGAATGATAAAAAGATAAATACAATACCGCCTTTTTTGGAATTTTTAGAATATGCTAAAAGTTTTGAGAAATATCATTCAAATTTAGAGCAGCCACTTAAAACAAAATATGATTCATGGGTAGCTAATGATTGGCATGATGGTAAAAATAATAAAATTAAAAATTGGAAGTCAAAGCTAATAAGTACATTTCCATACATTCTTAAAGAAAATCCTGTTTCTACATTTAAAATTAACTTTCCAAGATAATGACATACTCAGATTACGGAATAGACCTGAAAACAAGTAGGGTATCTGGCGAGGTAGTAACCATTTGCCCACAATGCAGCCACACTAGGAAAAAAAAGAAAGACAAATGTTTGTCGGTTAACCTAGATAAGAAAACTTGGCATTGTCACCATTGCTCATGGAGCGGAGTTTTAAAAGAGCTAGTCAAAAAAGAATACTTTAAACCGATATTTAGTAACAAAACTAATTTAAACGAAAAGGAATTAGCATGGTTTGCAAACAGAGGAATATCACAAGCAACTTTAAATTATTTTAAAATTACATCGCAGCGTGAGTGGATGCCTCAAAAAAGTGCAGAGGTAAACACAATTGGTTTTAATTATTTTAGAGAAAGTGAATTAGTCAACACTAAATTTAGGGATGCCGAAAAAAACTTTAAATTGATAAAAGATGCTGAATTAATTTTTTACAACTTAGACGCTTTAAAAAATCAAAGTGAGGTGTATGTATGCGAAGGTGAATTTGATTGCATTACGCTTCACCAAATAGGGCTAGTTAATGTAATTTCTGTTCCTAATGGTGCGCAACTTGGAAATAATAATTTAATTTATCTAGAAAACTGCTTATCAGAGATTGAGCATATTACTAAATTTCACATTTGCACAGATAACGACCAAGCAGGAAGAAAACTTAAAAATGATTTAGCAGAAAGATTTGGGATTGAGAATTGTGATTTTATAGTTTTTGGGGATTGCAAAGATGCTAATGAGTGTTTACAAAAACATGGTGCTGAAAAAACTTTAAACTATGCTTTAAATCCTATTCAATTTCCATTAGAGGGAAGTTTTACCGTTACAGACTTTTCGGATGAGATAGATGATTTTTATTTAAACGGATTACCGAAAGGAGCAAAAACAGGTATAAGTGAAATTGATAGGTTATTGTCATTTCATGAAGGTTACATTACTATCTTAACAGGAATCCCATCACACGGAAAAACAACTTTACTTGACTTTCTTTTAGTTAGATTACTTTTAAATGAAGCGTGGGCAGGTGCATTCTATTCACCAGAGAACAAACCTACAAAACTACATTTTAGTAAGATAGCGCAAATCTTAACGGGCAAAAGTTGGGATGGACCCCATAGACTAAGCAGACCAGAACTAAATATGGTTAAGGAGTTTTTGGATGAATTGTTTTGGTTTATCAAACCTGAAAAGGATTATACCATAGATTCTATTTTAGGAAGTGTTTTGCAGTTAAAAAGACGCAAGGGGATTAAATTCTTTGTAATTGATGCCTGGAACAAATTAGAACACTTAGAAGATTCAACTACATACATAGGTAGAGTACTAGATAAGATAGCAGTTTTTTGTGAACTACATCACGTTCATTGTTTTTTGGTAGCACATCCAACTAAGATGCGAAAAGAAAAAGATGGACTTAAATATGAGGTTCCTACATTATACGACATTTCAGGTAGTGCAAACTTTTACAACAAGGCAGATTCTGGGCTTAGTGTTTACCGAGATTTTGAAACAAATAAAACCTTTTTAAACGTGCAAAAAGTAAAGTTTGAGCATTGGGGTAACACAGGGCAAATAGAACTTAACTACGACCCAATAAGTAGAAGGTATTATGTTGGAGAAATAGATAGGATGCCTTACATTAGAAATACCTTAAATGGAATTGAGGTTGTATATCCAAATAAAAGATTCGAGCAAACAGAATTTGAAACCAAAATACCTTTTTAAAATGATAAAGACAATACCAACAACCTACAATGGGATTAAGTTTAGGTCAAGATTAGAAGCTAGATGGGCAGTATTTTTTGACCAACTAGGAATTAAATATTTATACGAATATGAGGGTTTTGAATTAGAAAACAAAGAATGGTATTTGCCTGACTTTTACTTGCCTGAGTATGGAATTTATTGTGAAGTAAAACCAAATATTGATGAGGTAAATCAAAATATCAATACATTTAATGAATTTGCCAAAGGCAGGTATTGGCTTTTATTATTAGTTGCAACACCAAATGTAAATACAACTTACTTGTTTGCTAATAGTACAATCAATAATGTTGTGCCATTTGTTAATTTGATAGCAGATAAATATGGTAACTTTTGGAGTAGTCCATACGATTTTGAAAGTAAAGAAGATAATTTTATAGATTATAACTTATTTAAAAAGGCTTGTAAGGTTGCAGGTTCTTACATATTTTATTAGATAAATTTATTAAACAGATAAATAATTATTGCATATTTTAAATAAATATTACTTTTGCTAAACACAACTAACAATGAAGAAAAAAATCCTAGTAGCAGTAATCTGCTGCGATTACAAAAAGTACAGTCTAAGAGATTGTATAGACCACATTAAAAATGCTGGATTTGAGCATATCTTACTTAACTATGAAGGATTGCTGCCATTACAAAACTACGGACAAACCTATTTACAAGAATGGGAATGGACTGGTGCTGGTAAAGCTAAAAGGCAATTTGACCAAGACCAACACGCAAGATTAACACCTATTTGCATTGCACGTAATATGTGCTTAGACTTTGCTCAACAAGGTGGCTTCGATTGGATTTTATTTGTTGACAGCGATGTAATGATTCCATCCAATACTAAAGAAAAGCTATTTAATTGTAAAGTAGATTTTAAAATACGTTCAGGAATTGTTAAAGGCAGAGGAGTGCATAGTTCAGCAACTTATATGTTTTATCCAAACGTAACACTTGGCGAATGGCAATGTGCCGATTACTTTACTTGTGGATTTATGGCAATTAGCAAAGATGTATTTTGGCGATTAAGATTTAGATGGGGATTACCTATTAAGGGAGGCGATATTTGCAGCGAGGACCCATTATTTGGTGATGATGCTAGACAAATACTTGGAGAAACGTGGTGGGGTAATTTAGAGCTAAAAGCACAACATTGGGGCGATTTAAAAGAAGGTCAAACAAGTCAATTTTAAAATATGAAAATAATTACACTAACACCAAACCAAGTAGACGCAACATCATTTTATCGAGCTTGGGGAGTATTTCCAGACATTATGAAAAGGTCAGACATTACTTTTACGGATTATTACGATGCACAAATGATGTTGGGAGAGAATAAGCGTGGTTTTACTTGGGCCAATGCTTTACAATACGATGCGGCTTTCTTCCAACGTGCATTTGGCAACGTAATTGAGATAGCCAAGTTTATGAAAGATTGCGGCTTAAAGATTATTTACGAGCTAGACGATAACTTGTGGGAAATTCCTTTATCATTTGACATAAAACGATTTTACGACAAGGATAAGTTATCTACAATGGTTTATATGCTAAAGATAAGTGATTTGGTAATTGTAAGCACACAAGCATTAGCCGACTACATAGAAACAGCTTTTGATGTAAAATGCCAAGTAGTAAATAATGCAATTGACTTAAACAAATATCCCATCCAAACTTATAACGAAGATGGTGCATTAATTTGGCGTGGTTCAAGTACGCATCGTTCAGACCTTAGACAATACAGAGAAGTAATGGAAGGAATAGCCGAACCAATACAATTGTGGGGATATGATGCCGTAAACCTAGAGCCTAAGTTAAAGCTAAAAAAGTTTACATTTGTTAAGCCATTAGACCCAATTTACTATTTTGCTAATTTAAGAGCAGAAAAGCCGAGAGGAATTGTCACACCTTTAGTAGAAGATGTATTTAACGCTTGTAAATCAAACATTGCCTACTTAGAAGCAACTATGGCTGGTGGTGTATGCTATTCAAACCAATGGGGTGAGTTTAAGAACAAAGGATTGAATCTAAGCGAGGTTAACAACAAAAACCACAAAGAAGCACACGAAGCCGCAACAATAGATGTAAAAGAAAATTATTCACTAAAGCAAGCAAACGATAAACGAATTGACTTGTTTAAATCATTATAAAAATGGAATTAAAAATAGTAGTACCAACCCATATTTGGGAATTTGAAGCAATACAAAGAGAATGGTTTGAATACGGAAATTTTCCTATTGAGGTTATTCACGAACAAGGCGAAGCTCCTAGTGGAAGAAACGTAAGGCAAAAGTACACCGAAATCTATGCTGGTCAAGATGTTTATGTTCACTTTTTAGATATAGACAACCTTATTCCGATGGAAGTTATTGCGGATTTATTTTATTTAGCCGAAGAACCTAAGATTTATATGTTTGACCAAATCTGGCACACAAACGGAATCAAGAGGCTAAACGCAAAAGCAGAAAATTGCTTACCTGCTAGATGCGACATTGCTCAACTATTTGTTCACGGGTTATTTCTTAAAGATATGGTTTGGAGTGCCGATTACGAAAACGATGGGCAATTTATAGCCGAATTGCATAGACGCTATCCAAATGACTTTGTTTTTGTAAATGATGTAAATGTATGGTACAACGCATTAAGACCACATAGCCAACTTTATAATGGGCAAATAATAACAATAGCGTAATGAATATAAACTTTAATAAACTTGCAGAAAAGGTAAAACCAATTGGAATAGTCCATGTAGGTGCAAACACTTGCCAAGAACTGCCTCTATACTTATCGCACGGAATAGAAAATAGAATTTGGATTGAACCATTTGTTGAGCTAGAGTTTCCTAATGGAGAAACAATTATAAACGTAGGTATAGGCGATAAAAACGAGGAAATAAGCGTAGTCTACCAAGCAAGCAACAATAACGAAAGCACGAGCCTATTAAAGCCTATT